ATTGAGCTTCTGGGCATGAATTACGAAGAGCGTAGTCAGCCATTTGAGGGTGCGACTGGAGTTGTTCACCCGCTTCTTGCCGAGTCTGTAACACAGTTTCAAGCGCAAGCTTACCGTGAGATGCTTCCATCTGGTGGTCCTGTCCGTACACAAACTATGGGCGCAGAAACACCAGAGCTTGTTGCTCAAGCTCAACGTGTTAAAGACTACATGAATTATATGATTACCTACGAGATGGAAGAGTATGATCCTGAAACAGATCAGATGCTATTCTATCTACCGATTGTTGGCTCAACATTTAAGAAGGCTTATTTTGACCCTATTCTTCAAAGAGCGGTTAGCAAATTTGTACATGCGGAGGATCTTGTTGTTCCTTATGGAGCGACTGATCTTCTTACTACACCGCGTATTACGCATATTATTCGCATGGATAAGAACGAAGTCCTGAAGCTACAGCTTGCAGGTTTCTACAAAGACATTGATTTACCCGGCGGATCTTCTAGTGCTGAAGACTTCAGCGGCGTAAAAGAAGCTATTGATGAGGCACAAGGCGTACAATTATCCGGCTCTGGATCTGAAGAACTGGTTATTCATGAAGTCCACACATCTTTAGACTTAGCTGGCTTTGAAGATGTGGACATGGCAGGTGAGCCTACTGGCCTAAAGATACCATATGTAGTTACTATCCTAGAGTCCACCAACGAGATATTGGCTATTCGCAGGAATTACAGCGAAATGGATCCGCTGATGCGTAGGCAGCAGTATTTCGTGCATTACAAGTTTTTGCCCGGTCTGGGCTTCTATGGATTTGGCCTTACACACATGATTGGCGGCCTGTCTCAAGCATCTACAAGCATTTTACGTCAGTTAATTGATGCTGGTACGTTATCTAACCTACCTGCTGGCTTTAAAGCCCGTGGCGCTCGTATTCGTGACGAAGATGAGCCACTACGCCCCGGCGAGTTCCGCGATATAGACTCCGCTGGCATGGATATACGTCAATCTATCATGACATTGCCGTTCAAGGAGCCTTCACAGACCCTGTATAGCCTCTTAGGAGGGCTTGTAGAGGCTGGTAGGCGGTTTGCGTCTATGGCAGACATGAAGATAGGCGAAATGGGCGGAGACACGCCTGTAGGGACTACAATGGCGATTATGGAGCGTGGCACGAAAGTAATGTCTGCCATCCATAAGCGTCTTCATTACGCACAAAAGCAGGAATTTAAGATTTTAGCCAATATATTTGCCAAAAATATGGCTCCTGTTTATCCATACGCAACTCCGGGCGCACCGCCAGAGATCAAGCAGATGGACTTTGATGACCGTATTGATGTTTTGCCCGTTTCTGACCCGAATATTTTTTCAATGTCGCAGCGCATCGCCTTGGCACAGACAGAATTGCAGTTAGTTCAGTCTAATCCAGAGATACATGGCTCAGAACAGGGCTTATATCAGGCATACAGGAAGATGTACGAGGCTCTTGGCGTTACTAATATTGACGCTATCCTGCCTATTCCGCCACAGCCACAGCCAGCTAACCCAGCCAAGGAAAACCAAGAGGCTATGCGTGGTCAACGGCTGCAAGCGTTCCCTGATCAGAATCACGAGGCTCATATTGAGGCTCACCTTGCTATTTTATCAACGCCTGTTGCTCAAGCAAACGCAACAATCGTTATGACTTTGCAAGGTCACATTCAGGAACACATTGGTCTGATGGCTGAGATGCAAGCGCAGATTGAAGTCATGTCACAGCTTGATCCAGAGGCTCAAATGGTGCTTCAACAGAACCCACAGATGGCTCAACAGCTTCAGGGCGAGATAGCCAACAAAGCTGCTGAACTTATTGGTGAATTAACAGAGCAGTATGCACAAGCTGTTGCTCCTGCCGATTCATCCCAGTCAGATCCGCTTGTTCAGATCAGACAGCAGGAATTGTCCTTGAGAGGCGCAGAAATTCAGGAAAAGGCTCGACAGTTTGAAGAAAGACAAGAGCTTGAAAAGCAAAAAGAGCGCAATGATGTTTTGTTAGCTCAACAAAGGCTTGATTTGACTGAAGAGGCTACATCAGAGAAGACCCGTGTAGCTGAAGAGAGGATCCAGACCCAGCGAGATATTGCTGCGGCAAACTTACAAAGGAAAATGTGATGTCTGCAAGTTCTGTACGTTCAAAGTTTATGGAAGTCGAAAAAGAAAAAAAGCGTCAAAGAAGAATGGCAGAGGATGGAATTGTGCCAGCCCCTGTAAAGGAAGAAGCTCCAGTTGTTGTTGAGCCTGTTAGAGCCAGAAACGAAGACGGCACATTAAAAGCTGATGATGTATCAACTGTTGATGTGAATGAGGCTTGGGTAGGTGGTAAAGCGCCTAAGAAAAAATCAACAGCTAAAAAGAAAAAGTCATGACGGACAAAACACCTCCCTTGAAAGATGTTTTAGCTGGTCTTTCAGAAGAAGAGCTAAAGATAATGATGGAGGCTATAGAGGCGGGTAAGAAAGGTTTTAAGTATGATACGAAAACTGGTCAACGCGATTTCGGATTTAATAAAGGCGGTGGTGTCTGCCGTGGGCAAGGTCGTGTCTCGCGTAAAAGAAAGTTTAAAACGTACTAATGGCTAAACAACTTTCAGAAAACTCTAGGTTTAATAAGTTTGACCTAGACAATGATGGAACTGTGACTGACGAAGAAATAGCTCACGCAAAGGACATGCTTGAGCTAGAGCTTCGTGAAGAAAAGGCTGATGCTCAAAAGCGCATGGCTTGGGTGGCTGTAGTTAGCATGGTTAGTTTTGCTTTGTTGCCGTTGGTGCCAATAATACCAGAAAGCCGATTATCGTTTTTAGCTAGTTTGAGTGATATGTTGTTTTTAAGCCAAGCATCTATTGTCGGTTTTTATTTTGGCGCACAGGCGTATATGGCGAAGAAGTAATGTATCAAGCTATTGTTGTTGCTTGTATGATCACTAATCCGCAGATTTGTGTGACCTTTGAAGGGCAACAATGGTTTGATATAGAGCGGACATGTAAAGTCAGGGCGTTAAAAATGGCAAGTGACGTACACAGGTATTACAAAGGCTATAAACCAATTACATTTAATTGCAGACCTTTAGGTAAAGGGCAGCTATCTAGGTAAAGGTGTTATTTGATATGTATGAGTACAAAATCAAAGAAGTAATTAAGGTTGTTGATGGAGATACCATTGACATACTTATAGATCTTGGCTTTGACCTTACCAAAAAAGAACGTGTTAGATTGGCTGGTATTGATACACCAGAATGCAGAACCAAAGATTTAGAAGAAAAAGAACTTGGTCTTGAGGCCAAGGAGTTTTTAAAGCGCCGTCTTTCAGACTGTGAAAAACTGTGGGTAGCTACTGAAAAAGATGGCAAATATGGGCGCATGCTTGGAACTATCTGGTGCGGTGTAACGAATATAAACGAAGAAATGGTCAGTCGTGGCTATGCGTGGGAGTATGACGGCGGTAAAAAAGAAAAGAACCTAGATGACCTTAGAACGATTAGGGGAATTATATAACGAATGTTTAATATTCACCACACGACTGAAGTGGCTTATGTCCTTGTGATTACTATGTGGGGGAATACTGGAATTGTCTGGGAGTACATTGGAAATCAAATTGTTTTGCAGCAAAAAATGACAGAGGCGCAGTGCGAGTATCTAATTGATGAGGAAATGTGGGAAGCAACATATCAAAATAAATATTTTCGCATGATGGCGCATTGCTTTCCAGAAGATTGTGCAGGGAAGAAAAGTTGTGAGTGAAGAAAAGAAAAAGCCTGTTGAGGTAAATGTTGGGCAAAATAGCTTTGAGCTAGTTCTTAGGATACTGGGCAATGAATTTGTAGCTATTAAAATTGGTTCGACCAACTTCTCAGGAAAGCTGATAGCTGGTTCTATCCTGCTGCTTTTCTTTACCTTTATTATGCTTGAAGTGTTTGGGTTGTCAAAAGTTCTAGGAGTTGAATGATGGCTTCAAAGTTAAACGAGAGTAGTGAATTTACCATCCCCCTAAAGAACCTAATAGGGCTAATAGCTTTTACTGGCCTGTCCGTCTGGGGTTATTTTTCGATCACTGAACGGCTGGCTTTCTTAGAACATGAACAGAAAATGCACTGGGAAGAAATTCAAGAGAATGACAACTGGATAGACGACTGGAAGCCGCTATCCAACGTGTGCGGGACCTTGAGCTACGCATTGCTAAGATTGAAACAATGATGGAGATGAAGTGATGTTACAGGCTCTTATAGGCCCACTAGGGAATCTTGCATCAACTTGGCTTGAGGGGAAGGTTGAAACAAAGAAAGCCGAGGCAGGTGCAAAGGTTGCTAAAGCCAAGGCTGAAGCTGTTATTATGGAGAAGAAAGCTACGGGAGAGATCGACTGGGATCTTAAAATGGCTGACGCATCTGCAAATAGTTGGAAAGATGAGTGGTTAACAATTTTGTTTTCAGTTCCATTAATCTTGGCATTCTGCGGAGAATGGGGTAGACAGATAGTAACGGATGGGTTTACAGCGTTAAATGCCATGCCGGAGTATTACAGATATACGCTTGGGATTATCGTAAGCGCAAGCTTTGGAACACGAGCGGCAACAAAGTTTTTTGGTAAGAAATAATGGACGCAATTACACTTGCGGAGTATTTATTAAAGAACATACGTCAAGATAAAGCTGATTACACACAGCGTCTTGCGGATGGTGCGATAGAGGATCATTCCGACTATCGGTTCATGGTGGGGCAAATACGCGGCTTGACCCAATGTGAGGAACATATAAAGACCGCGATGAAAGGCATAGAGCTAGAAGATGGCTAAAAAACTATTCGTACCAGATAGGTACGCTAATCAGCAGAAAACAAAACCCCCAGTTTCAGAAGTGCCAAAAGCAATAGCAAAGGGTTTTGAGTCTCCAGAAGAAAACAAAAAAAATACAGAAGATCCATCAAGTATGGGAGCTTCTGCTATTGAAAGACTGCCTAACCCTGTGGGTTACAGGCTTCTTGTTATTCCCTATTACATGAAACAGAAGACCGCTGGGGGTATTATTATCCCTGAAACTGTTCGTGAGCGTGAAAATCATGCAACAGTTGCTGCTTATGTCGTGAAAGTTGGCCCAGACGCTTATTGCGATGCCAATAAATTCCCAACAGGAGCATGGTGTGATGAGAAATCATGGGTATTAATGGGAAGATATGCTGGAAATAGATTTAAAGTGGACGGTTTAGAGGTTAGACTCATAAATGACGATAATGTTATAGCCACAATACTTGACCCCGCTGATATTTCTTATGTATAGTGCAAACAGGAGCTTGTAATGAGTGCTAATGAATTAATGGAAAATGAAACTGAACAAGAGAACATCTCTTTTGAGGTAGAGGACGAGCAATCGCAAGTTCCTGTTTCAGAAGAGGTTGTGGCATCAGCAGATGATTCTGAAGAAAAAACCAGTACAATTGTACAGGAAGATGATTCTTCAGAACTTGAAAATTATAGCGAAAATGTTCAGAA